AATGAGCCCGTTTTATTTTCAGCAACAGATAGAATCTCCGCGAAAATTGACGCAGCAACGGGAACTTATCAAATAACACTAGTGGGGTATACTAAATAAAATGGTAGCAATGAATATAGGAAACAGCGAAGTAGGAAACATGACAGATAATGTAGATAATTATAGCGTCGATACAGACAGCACAGAAGGAGCTTTTGAACAAAAAGAAACAATATGGACCAATCAAGAATTTCCGCAATATCTAGGCTATTATAAAAAAATTCCTGAATTAAAATCTACAATAGACACCAAAGCAAAATGGGTTATAGGAAAAGGAGTTTTAGGAAAAGATAAAAAAAGAGTTGAGAAATTTAAAGGATGGGGCAAAGATACAATTTGTCAATTAATAGAAAACATGGTGAGAACTTATTATGTAGGTGGAGATTCTTTCTGCGAAGTAATTAGAAATGAGAGTGGAAGAATAGTAAACTTAAAACCATTAGATCCATCAGTAATTAACATAATAGTAAACGGACAAGGACAAGTTATTCGTTACGAACAAAGAAGCAAAGTTGTAGGACAAAACCCAATTAAGTTTAATGAAAACGAAATTTTCCATTTAGCAAAAAATAGATTTGCAGATGAAATACACGGAACTTCAATTATTGAAAGTATAGAAAATATTATATTAATGAGAAATGAAGCAATGACAGATATTAAAACTGTATTTCATAGATATGTAAAACCATTATGGATCTGGCAATTAGACACAGACGACACAACAAAGATTGCAGCCTTTAAAGCAAAAGCAGATTTAACTGTTGCAAACTCTGAAAATATTTATATTCCGAAAGGAGCGGCAGAGGCTGAAAGGGTAAGTGTCCCTCAGTTTTCTACCCTGGACCCTCTCCCGTGGATTAAAGATTTAACAGATTATTTTTATCAAGCAACAAATACTCCTGATGTTGTTGTTGGAAGTGCAAAGCAAACAGTAGAAGCTTCTGCTAAAATATTATTTTTAGGTTTTGAGCAGTCAGTAAGAGACGACCAAAAGTTTATTATGGAAAACTTTAAGCTACAATTAGGGCTAGAAATAAAATTAGAATTTCCAACACCAATAGAAGAAGAACTAAATAAGGACGAAAAGAAAGACGGAAAGGTTAAGTCAAATAAACCAAATGATACAATAACAGAAATGGAGGGCAAAACATGAATAAAGATCTAAACTTTACAGGAAAAGTGATAAGAAATGGGTTTATACTAGCAGGACTTTATTTTGTATCAGTTTTCGCAGTTGGAGATTTAACTTATGAAATTTGTAAACCAATAATAGTTTTTTTCCTAGCCTATATTTTCACAGAGATGGCAAGATATTACGGGTTGAACATGAGTATTCCAAAAAATAAAAAAAAGGGACAGACTTATATTTTTTGAAAGGGGGTATGGTAAAATGAATGAAGAAAAAAGCCAAAAGGACGAAAACTCAAATAAAGAGGGAGAAGAAAAACCAATTGAAAATATTAGTGACGGGATTTCCACTGAAGAAAGAAAAACCCCAAGTATGATTGATGGTGCAGTATTGGCAGCAGAAGAATTAAAAAAACAAAACGACAGAAAAGAGGAACTTCTTAAAAGAGAAGAAGAAATTGAAACTAAAAGAATTTTAGGAGGTCGTTCAAATGCAGGAGCAGCACCAATTAAAGAAACAAAACCGACAGCAGAGGAATACCACGACAAATTTCTAAAAGGAGAAGCAAATCCATTGAAAGATGATGGCGCTTACTAAAGAATACCTAGAGCTAGAGATTAAAAAAGCAAACGAAGCCATAAAATCCCTAGACGATGGTTTAGCAATTCACAAGATTATGTTAAAGGCATTTTCGGAGGAGCTTTTAAAGTTAGAATAATGGAAGAAATAAAGAAGTTAGAAAAATCCGTAGCAGACACAGAGAAAGCATATAATAAAATGATGAAAGTAGGAATAAAATATATTTTATTATTAATTATTGTTTTCTTAATTGGGTATATATTAGGCTCAATGGTTACTATAAATTGGGGCGTTCATGTTGCATCAGAAATTTTAAACATATCTCTTGACCAACAGATAATGGATAGAGCTTTAAATCAGTATGGGGGTAAGCTGTTAGGTCACGGCTATATTTAAGATGCACATATTTTTTATGACACGAGGCATTAAGCACGACGTGGAGAGGTTCGCTAGTGAGCTAAGCGCGCAATATCTACCTTTTAATTGGTTTAATCCTAAGAAGAAGGAATTAGAGCCTGCCCTTGTTCAAACAAACCTCCAACCTATTCAGTTATGGAGTGTAGTATTTCCGAAAGAACACAAGGACGCTATGCTTAACTCTCTCTTTCCAGATTGGGATGGGAAAGTTTGCAGACAGAAGAAGCATGAAAAGTTTGTAGGAATAATAAGAAAGGCGCTAGGAATTAAAAAAGTTCCAACTGACTACAAGAAAGATAAAAAAATACCATTTCATATAAAGAATATGGATATGGTCCCAATAGGTATAAAAGATGATTATGAACAAGACGGCCAAGAAATGCTATAAAGTTTTACTATGGAAAGCCTACTTCGACAAAGGATTTAGTTTGACTAACTACTTTAAGTATATCCTATTAGTGTTTGGTTGGGCAACTAGCAGCGTAAACCAAACTATAACAATAGGGCTAGTCTGGGCAATTGGTTGTCTTATACTCGGTAGAGTGTGGTATAAGTATAAGATTGTAGAGATAGAAAACGAGGTAGCTAACCATTTTAACCCCTTTATGGTAGAAGTTAGAAAAGCAGTAAAAAGGCGATAAATCGCATGCGTTACGGGGGGACATGTCCCCCCTCTCTTTATTTTCTATTAACAAAACATTTAAATACTTTAAATACAAGGATTAGTTATGGCAAACGAAGTTACAAACATTGAAGGACCTTACGAACAACATGATTTTACGGTAGCGGTAGGGACTGCTATTTCAGGAGGCTCACTTTTAGTTTTATCAGACCCACGAACAGGAACTAAGTCGGCGGCAACAACAAGCGGCGGAGTATTCGCAGGGATAGCGGCAACAGATAAATCCGCAGATGATAACTCGACTAATTTGGGATGTTATACTTCAGGAATATTTTTAATGACATCAGCTAACGCAAGCGTAACCGCAGGGGCTATGGTTGTTATGAGTGGAGCAAATACTATTAGAGACGCAGCGTCAGGCGACTTACTAACTGGAGCAGTTGTAGGTAAAGCGTTAGAAACTATTGCGGCAAACACGACAGGTGAAGTTAAGGTAGGTGGCAACTAATGGCAGGAGCTTCAACCGTAGGCGGAACACTAATTCGTGGAGAGAATATTAATTCAGTTGTAAAGGTATTCGCGGCTAAGAAATTCAAACTTAAACCACTATTGATGAATACATCTTCTAACAAATGGACAGAAACTTATTACAAAGAAGATCCAGATATTTTAACAGCTAGCGGAACTCGTAATATTAAAGGCATAGGACGTTTATCTTCATTCCCAACAGTAGAGGCAAGTTGGACTCCAACAAGCGCGCAACATTTCAAGTATGGAGATGAGGGAATTATTTCTATGGAAGATATTTTAACAGACGCTATAAATGTTCAAGCTAGAACTATGCGGAAGATTTCAGAAAGTATTGTTAACGCAATAGACAGCGCTATCTATACAGCACTAACAGCAGAAACAAACACAGCGGGAACAGTTGCGGCAGTTGCAGCATGGGACGCAGACGCGGCAAGCACAAGAGACCCTATCCAGGATATACTAAGAGGGATCCAAGCAATGGACGAGAACAACTATGACGCCCTAGAAGGTGGTGTATTATTAGTTAACCCTCACGACTACGCTTCTCTTATGATGAACTCAAAGGTAATTAACAACCCAAGTTTTAAGACTGCGGATGTTGTAAGTAATGGTAGAGTAGGGCAAATTGCAGGCCTTACAATAGTTAAAACTACTAGTGTTTCAGACGACGAAGCAATGATTATTAAAAATCAAGTGTCTGCCACATGGATGAGCGTTGTTGGAATGACAACAGCTATAATTAAAAATGAAGGTATATCGACAACTATAAGGTCATGGGAAATCGGACAAATCCAAATCACAGACCCTAAAGCAATTTATACCATCACAAATACAGAGGAATAATTATAATGGTAGAAGAAGAAGAAGAAGAAACAGAGGAGAGCGAAGAAGATGTCGCTTAAAGGAAGTATTCTAAGAGGAAATAAATGGCATGATTTAATGAGAGATGTCAACGGAAATGTTGTATGTAATGATGTAGATAAACAGACAGACATTAACAATTATTTAAATTCTAAGAAAGTTGTAGAGAAGCCTAAGGTAGCAGTTGCTAAGGAGAAGAAATAATGAGCGTTGGAGACTTAAGCGTAGAAGGTATAGGTATTTTTGAAATTTCTGGGGCAGCATTGAAAGCCGTGATAAATAGTATAAATTTAGGTGGGGCAACAGCTGGAGCAGATACTAAAACAATGGATATAACCTATGTAGGAAATGGCCAAGTTCAATTACTAACTTATGAGAGGGCGGCGGCATAATGGTAGAATTAATAGGTGACATCTGCGAACCAAGCACATTCAGTTTACCACAAAAGACAAGCACAGAGGCAGACGTTTTAAGTGGAGCTAACATTCTTTCCGGAGCTTTAATTTATAATACAACACTAGGTAAAGTCGAAGTGTTCATAGGTGGCGGAGTTTGGGAAACAATAACGAGTGTGGCTCGTTGAGCCCATGGCTAAAAAAAATTCTATAATGAGAACTGCTAAGAAGATGTATAAATCTGATGGTGCCTCTGTTTCTAATGGTATGCACAGGCCAGAGGGAGCCGGCAACTTTGACAATATGGACGATTATAATATTGTTAACTCTATGGATATAAAAGAGATTAAAATAAATCCATATGAAATTAAAAAAGAAGTTAATGGTCTTGTCGTTAAAAACACAGACATAGGAAATGAGGGGGCTCTTGCTATAGGAACAGAGAAAGGAGATGGAACAGATGACTCAAATCTTATAGCTATAGGGGCAATTAATTGGGAAACTTTTAACGACTTTGAATTATTAGAAATGGGATGGAACGCGGGAAGTAGCAGTTATAGAATAAAAACTACTAGCATAGGAACGGGAACAGACAGACCATTAAATATTTATACAGGAACAAACACAGACCAACTTCTTTTAAATATAGATGGAACGATAACAATAGGAGCGGGGAAATTAAGAGTAAGTGACGAGTTAGAAATAAATGGAAGAAGCATAAGGATATATAACACAGCTTCAGACGAAACCGTTATAAAATGGCATAGTGACGGGGGAGACGTAGGAACTAAAAGATTTCTTATGAAATATAAAAGCGAGGTAACTGATGATTTAAGTGAGTTACAATTTTCAACTCTTACAGACAACTCTAGTTCATCAACAACAATAGCAACATTAGACAGATTAGGAAATTTTCATATAGACGGAGAAATTAAAGCAGACACAGGAGCACATTTAGGGGGAGCCACAAATTACACAGAAGTTAAAAGTGATGGAGAAATTAATTTGCATGGAACGGCAAGGGTAATAAAATGTATAACCATTCGAGTGGGTGGTTTTAACGCTCCGGGAGAAAGTCCGGCAGATTTTGAGGCTTTAGGTATTGCTGGATGTTATGCTTTTGCCTCAACAAGCGACCAATATATATCGACAGAAATAACGATACCCGTAGATATGGATATAAGTATCGCTCCAACATTAATAATAGATTGGAGCGCGGCAGCAACAACGGGGACGGCTGTTTGGAGATTAGAGTATTTATACAGAGCTCCGGGGGAAGATGTAACCGCCTCTGCCCAAGAAACCTTAACAAGAGAAAGCGACCCAAGCGGAACTAGTAACGGATTAGTTAGAGCAGAGCTGACGGGAATAGATTTGCCAAGTGCAACAGATAGGATTATGCTCGTTAGAATATCAAGAGATACCAGCGACGCTATTTATACCGACGACATGGCGGGTGACGCACATTTGACAGCTATAAAAATATGTTATACTTCTAACAAATTAGGAACAGCCCTATAAATAGAAACATATATAAAGGTGTAACACCTCTGTTACATATGGAAAACAAAACACAACCAGAAGATTTAATTGATGAAGCAGAATATATTTTCGGAAGAAAGGGAGAACGAGGACTATGAAAACATTAAGTGATAAAATAATACATGGAAAAGTTGAATGTATTGGCGGAGAAATAGGAGTAAATCATGTTAAAGAATTTATTAATGAATTGAAAGAAGAATTTCCTAAAACAGAAGGTGTTCATGCCTTTACAGGAGAACAATTTCAATTTGCTATAGACACACTAGCAGGGGA